TATTTTTAAATATATAATATATAATAATAAGTAAAGGAGAATAAAAATATGGTTAATTATTTTACAGTGACTATTTTCTAACGAGCTAAGGCTCCAAAGGAGATGATCAATTATGAGTAGAAGCTATAAAAAACATTCATTTGCTGGTGATAGTAAACACAATAAAAATCTTGCCAATCGTGTTGTAAGAACAAGAATGAAAAGAGATTTTGATTTTACTATTCAAGGAAATGCTTATAAAAAACTTTATGAGCGTTGGGAAATTTGTGATTATTGGTTTTTCTGTCCATTTTCTGATTATATTAAATCTTATTATAATTATAATAAAGAAGATGGCTTATATTATGATAATTTAAGAAGTTACAGAAGACGTGAAGTTAAAACATATACAAAATCTCAAATCTATAATGAATGGGCTAAATTCTACAAAAGAAAATAATTAAGAGGAAATGAGGTGATACTATGGATTTAAAAATCTATGCTTCGGTAATCGAAGGAAAAGCACAAAATCAAATCTATGAATTAGCAAAAACAGAGGTCTTTAAAAATTCTAAAATTAGAATTATGCCAGATGTTCACGCTGGTAAAGGCTGTGTTGTAGGATTTACTGCAAAGCTTGAAGATAAAGTAATTCCAAACGTCATAGGAGTAGACGAGGGTTGCGGTGTATTAGTTGCAGAACTCGGAAAAATAGATATCAATTATAAAAACCTTGATAATTATATTAAAGAAAATATTCCATTTGGCTTAAGAGTTAATTCTACAATTCAAAAGGAATTTGACTTAACACAACTATATTGCTATAATGAATTAAAAAACGTAAATAAACTAAAATTATCCTTAGGCTCTCTCGGAGGAGGCAATCATTTTATCGAAGTTGACACAGATGATAAAGATAATAAATATCTTGTAGTTCATACAGGCTCTAGAAATTTAGGACTACAAGTTGCTTCACTTTATCAAAAGAAAGCTATTCATTATTGTCACGTTGATGCTTTAAAGAAAAAACAAGGAGAACTTGCAAAAGAATATAAGGCTCAAGGTAGACAAGCTGAAATTTCTGATGCTATCAAAGAATTATATAAAGAATGTCCAGAATATTCTTTACCAGATGATTTATGCTTCTTAGAAGGAAAGTTAGCTGAAGATTATTTACACGATATGAAAATTTGTCAAGTATTTGCAAAAGAAAATCGTGCAAAAATTGTAGAAAAGATTACTTCATTTTTAGGAGTTTATAAATTTAATTCGTTTGAAAGTGTTCATAACTATATTGACGATGAAAATGTAGTTAGAAAAGGAGCTATTTCAGCTCATAAAGGTGAAAGAGTAATTGTTCCATTAAATATGAAAGATGGTTCAATTATCGGTATTGGAAAAGGTAATGCTGATTGGAACGAATCTTGTTCTCACGGAGCAGGAAGAGTAATGTCAAGAAGTGAAGCTAAAGCCAATTTATCTTTAGAAGAATTCCAAGAAACTATGAAAGGAATTTATTCTACAACTGTATCTATTGATACTATTGATGAAAGTCCAATGGCATATAAAAATGCTTGTGATATTTTAGATCTAATTTCAGAAACTATTGATGTAGAAAAAATCATTACACCAGTATATAATTTTAAGGCTTCTGAATAAACACCTAATGTGTGTTAGAAAGGGTGATAATATGTTTTATTACAAGATAACTCACTCTTAGGGACTTAGGCTCCCAAGGAGTTGATAAAATGAGTAGAAGTTATAAAAAACATCCTTATTGGGGACAAAAGAAAACTAATAAGGATACTGCAAATCGTAAAGTTAGAAGAAGAACTAATAGCGATTTTGATTTAGTCGTTAATGGTGGTTTATATAAGAAATTGTTTGAACAATACGACATTAGCGATTATGGATGTACTTGGTCTTTTGCTAGATATCTTTCTTATTATAGATATAATAAAGCAGATGGATTGTATTATGATGAAAGTTATATCAATGGATATTCACTATTTGGAAAATACACAAGAAAACAATTATATATTCGTTGGTATGCAGAATATAAAAGAAAATAATTAAAAGGCTGGTGGTAAAACACTAGCCTAGCATACCTAAAAAGTTTACTTACTGGTTAAGTAAAATTAAGTAAAAAAGTAAACTAATAAAATTTTAGTAAAAAATAAAGAATTTTTAATAAAAAGGAGTTGACGACGTATGAAACGAAAACAAAAGCGTAGTCGAAAACAAAATGTAAATAGTAATAAATGCGTCGTTAGCCAAGCGGTATGGCAATAGGCTTTTAACCTATATACCGTCGGTTCGAATCCGGCACGGCGCACCAAATGTGTTCCTGTAGGCTAATGGATAAACCACCGGGCTACGAACCCGGAATTGCACGTTCGAATCGTGTCAGGAACGCCATAATGCGCTTGTAGCTTAATGGTAAAGCACACGACTTTTAATCGTGGTTATGAGAGTTCAATTCTCTTCAAGTGCACCAATTATGCATTGGTAGTTCAATTGGTAGAATACTTGACTCTTAATCAGGATGATATGGGTTCGAATCCCTTGCAATGCACCAAATAAAAAATGGGGTTGTGGTGAAACTGGTAGACACGCTATCTTTAGACGGTAGTGCTGTAAAAGGCGTACGAGTTCAAGTCTCGTCTTCCTCACCAAATAAAAATATATCACGTTGTTAGTTAGAATGCTTCTCCGCCTTCGTACGTTAAGCTTAGGCAAGCATCACTTATGCCAAATCAATTGTTAAAAGTGAAACAGGTCAGGTCTGAAAAGTAGCAGCCTTAAACTTATTAATGATGTGGTTTGGTTTTTATTTTGCCTTTTAATTAAAACATAAGATTAGTTGTAAAATTAAAAAAATAATGGAGGAACGAATGAAACGTTTAATTTTAATTGATGGAAACAACTTAATGTTTAGAGCATATTATGGAACTGCTGCAATGGGTAATTTAATGAAGACATCTTATGGCTTCTATACTAACGCAATTTACGGTTTTATTAAGATGGTAAATAACATTATTTCTGAAAAACCTTATGATGCTATTTTAGTAGCTTTTGATGCAGGTAAAAATACTTTTAGACATCAAATGTTAGATAGTTATAAGGCCGGTCGTTCTGCAACACCAGAAGAATTCAAAATGCAAATTCATTATATTAAGGAGTATTTAAAGTTTGCTAATATTAAACAATATGAAGCAGATGAAATTGAAGCAGATGATATTGTTAGTGTTGTTGCAAAGAAAGCCTCTTTAGAAGGATATCAAGTAGATATTTATTCTAATGATAAGGATTTATTGCAATTAGTAAGTGATAATGTAACTGTTTATGCTTCAAAGCCTAAGGGTGTAATGGAAAAATATGATTATGATCACTTTGTTGAGGTTTATGGTATTACACCAACTCAATTTATTGATTTAAAAGCTTTAATGGGTGATAAATCAGATAATTTACCAGGAATTGATGGTATTGGTGAAAAAACCGGAATTAAGTTATTAAAGGAATATGGTTCTATTGAAAATCTAATTGCGTCTGTAAATGAATTAAAGGGTGCATTAAAAGTAAAGGTTGAAACTAATAAGGATATGGGACTTTTATGTAAGAAAATGACAACTTTAGTATCAGAGTATGATTTACCATTTACTTTAAATGATTTAATTATAGCTGAA